GATGCCATAGGTGAAATTTATCTATTAGTTTTTTCATATTCTATTTACAACCCACTTAATTCCTCTTTTAAAATATCCTCTTATAAACTTATTAAAAAAATATCTAATTACTCTCATAACAATCAATATCGGCGAACTTAAAACATCAAATAAAATAAGCGACATATCCACAATTAAATCAAGGATATTATCAGTATTGACCGCCTTTTTTACTCTTGCTTTTATGTCCATATCGCTTCATATACCACTTTTTAAACTTATCGTCATCAAAGTAGTCCGCTACCAAAGCTGCCGGAACCTGGTCGGTTACGATACACTCTCCTAAAACTTCATAATCTTCTTTATTCACGATCATCATGCCACCTTTCATTAATCTTTGAAGCCATCCACGCTGCTATAGGAATACAAGTAATAAACGTATACGTTGCAGCTGTTTTAAATTCACACTCAAAGGCCCACATATAAAAATGAGTAATTAACACAGGCAGACAACCGCCTACAAAAATTAAAATAGCTATTCTTATTTCAAAGGGAAACTTCATATTTACCTACGGTTTCGTGAAATTGTATTTGTCTTCGCTTTGATAAATAAGGAAGCATTTTTCTTACAATCTCAACTGCTTTTTCTAAATCAACTTTCCATCGGTAGCATGGTTTGTGATGTTTTTTTCTAGGCTTAATAAAAATAATTTGCCCTGCTTGGAAATAAACTAAAAATTTCATAATTACATCTGCATCTGTCATTTCTATACTGGCTCTAAATCCTTTTTTCTTATTTTTACCTCTTGACCACACTCCAAAGGAACCTTCTCCATCAAACACGCCTGCTAAATAGGCTAGTTCATTACTGGAGTCCATTCTTCTTCCACTCTTTATAACTTTTAGCCCATTCTCCGTTCTTCGTTCTTTCCTTATCTTCACAGATATATTCATGAACGTTGCCGCTATAGGTATAAATTGTAATAATTACTCCTTTCTTTGTTTCTTCTACTGTATGTTTTGAATAGTCAGGGATATGACACCAACTATCTCCTTTTTTCATTCTCATTTCCATTAAATTACTCCATTTTTTCTAAGTTTTGATACATAATCGTCAACTTG